ACCGTGATTGCTGCTGATTCTGCACGTACTGTTACACATTTCCACGAAAGCACAACGCATGATACTGGTTATGTGACAACGGGTGAAATGGTTCTGACTCTCTCTTTGGGAGCAGGAACATCGGTTTCAGGTGATACATTTGATTTTCATATAATGTACGCTGACCCGAACTAACTGTTTGGTGGTGGCTCTTGGGCTACGGGAGTCACCGCCTTACTTTTTAAGGAATAATAATGGCATCTAAAGTTGATCTAGCAAACGAAGCCCTTTTGATGTTAGGGGCAAACTCTATTACAAGTTTCACGGACAATGATTCCAATGCGGTATTAGTGAATCGTTTTTTTGATGGAGAAAGAGATGCAGTGCTAAGAGGACATCGTTGGAATTGTGCTATTACCACAGCCAACCTAGCGTCTTTAGCGACTACTCCGATCATTGACTGGGAGTATAAGTTCACATTACCAACCGACCCCTATTGTTTACGGGTACTAGATGTAAGGACAGTAACAGGTGATATTAAATTGGATCATGCAGTGCAAGGTAGGGAGCTATTCACAGAAGAGTCCACAGTCGATATAACCTATATTCAGAGATTAGAGGACACTACGCTGTTTGACGCTCTACTCTACCAAGCACTTGTTTTTCGTATGGCATGGAAACTTGCATATCCCATTACACGTTCTCATCCAGTTATGTCGCAGATGGGTTCTATGTTTGAATCGGTGGTAAGAGAAGCGAGAACGATTGACTCACAAGAAGGAACGCCAGAAGAAATTGCAACGGACGCACTTACAGACCTACGATTCCGATAAATGGCAAAAGTATTTCCAATACAGACTAACTTTACCGCAGGCCAGTTATCACCACGTTTGCATGGTAGAGTTGATATAAATAAATACAACAATGGGCTTAAGACACAAAAGAACGCTTATAGTCTACCGCATGGCGGTGTTGTGCGTAGAGGAGGGTTTCGTTATGTTGCAGGCGTTAAAGGTGTAGCTAGTGGTTCTGAATTGGTAGCCAACGGTACATTTGCATCTAACATTACAGGGTGGACAAATAAAAGTGTAGGCTCTGGTAGTTCAATAGCCCATGCCACTAATTTAATGAACATTGTGTCAGTGGATGGAAGTAACTATGGCTGGGCTGAAGATGAAATTGTTACCGTAGTTGGCAAACAATATGTAATGAGTTTTACGATTGGCACAGGAGCTATTAATGTTCAAATTGGTACAACGACAGGTGGAGTAGACGTTTTAGCCTCTACATCGTATGCTGTCGCAACCCATACTATAGAGTTTACTGCATTGAGTACGGCTACATTTATTGGTTTTAAACACACGACAGGTGCAACCCATACGCTAGATACAGTTACGGTAAAATTAGCAACACAAGATGCTAAAGTAAGATTAGTGCGATTTGAGTTTAGTGTTACCCAAGCCTACATCTTAGAGTTTGGTAACTTATACATCAGATTTTATAAAGATAATGGACAAATCATGTCTGGTGGTTCGCCTGTTGAGGTCACAACTACATTCACGACAGCGGAATTAGACTCTCTTTATTTTGCTCAATCAGCTGATACTCTATATATAGCACATTCTAATCATGCCCCCAGTAAACTAACAAGGACGAGCCACACATCGTGGACTCTTGCCAATTTAACATTTGCGTCAGCACCATCTAATTTTGCAAGTGGTACAGGGGAAAACCCCCGTTGTGTTACCTTTTTTGAGGAACGGTTGTATTGGGCAGGCACAGATAACCAACCACAAACAATTTGGGCTAGTAAATCTGGTGATTTTTTAAACATGGATCAGGGTACTGGTCTTGATGATGAATCCGTTGAATTTACATTAGCTACTGATGATGTGAATGTTATTCGATGGATGAAAGCATCGGATGTTCTTTTAATCGGTACGGTAGGTGGGGAATTTAAACTTCATGGTAATGGTAATCCAGTAACTCCTTCCAACGTAAGAGTTGTCCAAGAAACTAAATATGGTTCTAGTGGTGTGACACCAGTAACATCTGGTAGGGCGGTACTCTTTAACCAACGAGCTACTAAGAAATTACGTCAAATGATCTTTGATTTGAACGTGGAAGGTTTTGTTGCACCAGATTTAACAATATTAGCAGAGGATATTACTGGCGATGGTATAACCGCTATGGCTTACCAACAAGAACCTGATTCAATTATCTGGGCAGTACGTGCTGACGGTACTCTGATTGGTCTTACTTACCAAAGAGATCAACAAGTAGTGGCTTGGCATCAACACCCAGTTGGCGGTACAGGTACAGAGGTTGAAAGTGTTGCTGTTATTCCTTCGGCTGATGGGCTAGCAGATGAATTATGGATAAGTGTTAAACGCACCGTTAACGGATCTACGGTACGATATGTTGAATACTTAGATCCTACTATTTTTGTAGATTCTGGTTTAAAATATTCTGGTGTATCAGCTACTTCTTTTTCTGGATTAATACATTTAGAAGGACAATCAGTGCAGATTGTTGGTGATGATGCAGTCTACCCTAACCAAACGGTATCCAGTGGGTCAGTATCTCTTTCAGAGGGTGTGACAACGGCTTATATAGGTTTACCTTATACTACAGAAATTGTAACTTTACCGCCAGAAGTACCGCAGCAAGATGGGGCTTCATTTGGTAAGAAGAAGTCTTGGAGTCGAATTATACTTAATTTATATCAAACTTTAGGGGTTTCTGTAAATGGCAATCAATTATTACTAAGGACAGGTGGCGATCCAATGGATTCCCCTCCTCCTACATTTACAGGACAACATGATGTTACTAATTTAGGGTGGAAAGAATCTGATTCCTCTCTGACTATTAAACAGGAGCAACCGCTTGGGATGACGTTAATATCCTTAACAGGCGAACTTAATGTATCCGACTGAACCACCATTAAAACAATGTGGTAGAATACAAATCGTTCCTTACCATCTCGACCACTTTAAAGAATTAGTGGTCAGACCGCATGAGGGAGCGATGAAAGAGGCCATTAAGTTATCGGATACTCAATGGGCTAAAGCAATAGGAAGAGAAGCGGTAGAAGCATATACGTGTTATTTTGAGGGTGAGATACTATTAATTGGTGGTATTAATATATTATGGGAAAGCGTTGGAGAAGTTTGGGTTATAGGTTCTCCTAAAATCCCATCTTTGAGATTTTCATATATCAAGATTTGTAAGTTCTACTTGAAGTACGCACGTGAAAAGTATAAGTTAAAACGGGTACAAGCCCAAGTTGTAAAGGATTACGAGATGTTACACCGATTTGTTAAATATTTAGGATTCACTTATGAAGGTACTCTACACAACTATTGTGGCGGTACTATAGATAATTGTATGTACGCTATTTGGGAGAAATAAATGCCAGAACCGATGACAATGGCGATGGTTGCAGGTGCGTCAGGTGTAGCTAAAGGAGTTAGCGGATATAAGGCAGGTCAGGCATCCTCTAAGGCTGCTATGGCTACAGCCCAGTATAATGCTCAAATTTCACAACTGAATGCTCAGATGGAAGAGGATCGTGGTCGCATTACTAGAGCGATTACAGAGCGTAACGCTGATGATATTGGCGAACAAGCTGTTTATAATGCCTTTCTTTTAGAGCGTCAAGCCGATGAATTAGAAGATCAGAATGATTTTGATTTGCTTATAGCAGAACGACAATACGATATTTTTACAGCACAGAAGAGGGCAAATTGGGGAAATTCTGGAGTTACGATGGCAGGCAGTCCTGCACGTGTGGCTATGGCTGATGCTTATGCAGCAGCTATGAATTTGGCTAACATAGAACAAAGAGGATTGCAGGCTGTATCAAGAACCAATCAAGCAGCCGAAATGACAAAATATAAGGGTAAGGTTGACTTTAATAATATGATGCAACAAGCCTTTATGAGTCAATATACTTCCGATATACAACGGGCTAATATTATTAATGAAGGTAATATGAACTACTACGCAGGAGCTTCTAAAGCGTATCAGGCTCAACAACAAGCTACGGCTGCACTTATTGGTGGGTTGTCGGATGCTGCTTCTGCTGCATTTACTGGTTACGTTGGTGCAGGTGGATCATTTGGTTCTACTGCTACTGCGAGTGCTGCTGGTGGAGGCGGTGGTTATACTAACATTTTAGACAGCTATGGTGCTGGTTCAGCTTTTAGAGGTGGGGGGGGATAAACTATGGCTAAAATAGCACCATTACCAGTAGATCAGCGTAGAGGAGTTCAGGAGCGTATTCCTTTAGGTGGGGCAGGTCGAATACCGACTAATGTCCCTGCTTTAAAGATACAGCATATGGACTACAGTATTGGGCAGGCTAATGCCCAAGCATCCCAGTTGATTGGACAAGAACTAGGAAACATGGTTGGCAAGGTTAGCGATGCTGTCATGTTTAAAATAGAGAACGATAAGCAACGTGACCAACTTCAAATCAATGATGACGCAAATAATCTGCAAAGACAATACAAGGAACAATTCTCCTTAGCCCGTACCGCTTCTGCCCAAGAAGAGGTTGCTGATTCATACGAAAAAGAGCTTGCTGGTTTTGGTGAGCGTATTCATAAAAAAGGATGGAACAAGGTCGAGGACAGGGCATGGGGTCAGCAGTTATTTTCCCAGTTAAAAGGGGTGTCGTCCGAGTTTAGAATCAAACATAGTAATTCGGTTTATAACGAGAATGTATCTGGACTAGAACTGAAGATTGGTAGGTATTTAAAAGATGCCCGTACAAGTGTGAATGTTGATCCGATTCTTGGTATGGAAAGTGGTATTCGTGATACAGAAAAATTATTCAAGATAGGGGCTATAACTAAAGAACAGATGTTCCAGAGGGTTAAAGATTTTCAAGATGAATATGTAAATAACAGGGCATATATATTAGCAGTTAGCACCGCAGAAAAGTTTAGAAATCGTCCTTCTGAACTGCCTAGCCAAAAAGAGTTGTTAGGTATTTTACAGAATGGGATGAAAATACCTCTGACTCAGGGGAATATAGAGTCTGCCCAACGTACATTTCTAAAGGCTTATATTCAAAATGTTACAGAACAAAACCAAGTAGATAAACTGGAAGAGATTAGTTTTGAAATCAAGTATGGTGAAGCTAATGAAAAGTTGGTGAATGGTGCGTTATTAGAAATGGCACAAAATAAGTATACCATGAAACGCCATATGGAACTTGTTGCGGAGTTAGAGCAAAAACGAGATTATAAAAGAGCGTTCCAATTAAAATTAGCTTACGAGCAAAAGGTTAAAAACAAACCACCTAATCCACGTGTTACGAATCATTGGACTTCTGGCATAGGTTATAGCGACATTGAAAGGAATCCAGAGTTATTCAATATGGGTGTGGCAAAGATTGATGCAATAGAGCAATACATCAAGAGTGACGTGAGTGAATTTAGACCAGAAACGGCACGTGATCTGGATACAATAATGACGCATTTCAGGACTATTAACAGGAAAATGCGTACTGGTTTGACAGACACAAGACAAGTGAATGGTATGATTAGTGTCGCTATGAATAGGATAACGTCTGGAGATACTCGGAGAGCTATTAACGATAAATTACAAATACCGTCTACAAGTGCCTATGCCTTACCTACTACATTCGTGTCTGGATTTGATACTGTTAAATGGAGTAGGGATCTATTAGCTTATTCACCAGCCTATGAAACATTACTTAATAACGCTAGAGAGATTGTTGCCCAAAAAGTAAGAGAGAGAGAAGGTATTTATTCTGACGATAGAATTAAAACGGAAGGAATGGACACTCCAGAGATAGAAGATGACTTTGCAACTAAACATAGGGCAGAGGTTGTAAATACATTTTTTAAACTCATGGGTATGGACTATGACAAACAACCTGTACTCTCTAAAGAAGAAATAATTATAAAAAATAAGAATCTTGTAGATCGTGCTAACAATGCACACGATACTGGCACCATCGCTACTGATGAAGAACGAAATGATATTAAAAATTTACAGGACAAGAAAAAGAAAAAAGAATCTAACAAAGAGAAGAATACCCCATCGTTCTCTATTGAGTTAGGAGATTTTGAGGAAGAGGATGACGGCAGGGGTACTGCTACTGGGTTAACAGAGAAGCAAGTATCCTCACTACCTTCTGGTTTACAGACCGCAGCCAATGTAATGGATACTACTCAGTCTGTTAGAAAGAATGTTCAAGGATGGGTAGATTGGTGGGTAAAGGACACAGGAAAATTATTAAAAAAGGGACAGTCTTTTGGCGTTGTTCCATCTAAAGAAATGTTAGATTCTCTGACTACTGGGGCTGCCGAGCTAAATAGTTCTGTGGTAAATAGTGTCAAAACAGTACTGGGAATGGCAGCACATAAATCTAGCTTGATGGCTGAAATGTCTGGTGCTGGAGAAGAGTGGCATGGTTTTCGTCAGACACTTGGTTATCCTACATTTGGTTTTGGGGATTTAAGACAGTCACCAGTTTTTGGTGAAAAACAAAAAGATGTTAGCGAAGCCAAAAAACCTTATAGCGGTCTGTTGCCTTCTTCTATTAGTACAGAGCCTATGGAAAAATCAATAACACCCGAAACTTTACATAAGTTTCGACAATTCATGGGTTATCCTACATTCGATTTAGGAAATTTAAGACAATCACCAATTTTCGGTGATAAAAAACATAGCCGTGAAACTAAGGAATTTTTAAGATTTGCTAAAACTTATTTTGCTGATAAAGAGGAGCTAGACGACTTTTTAAATTTTGCACGTAACTATAGCGAGGAGCAAGAGAACTCTGTAGCCTCGGAAGTCCTACAGGAAACAGAAGAGAAGTTAGTAGAAGAGATGACAACGGCTTCTAAAGTGTTTACAATAGAGTTAGGAGATTTTGAAGAAGAGTTAGAACCAGAATTTGTAGCTGCACTAGAGAAGATGAAGAATGAAGAAGCTCTTGCTACTAAGGGAGTCCCTCCTACATCTACGATAAAAGATGATCCTATACTCCCTACAACGCCTGATATTATGCCTCGAATTATTGAAGAGATAACTCCCGTTATAGAGCAGGCTGTTTCTGAAATAGCACAAACACCTGATTGGGCAGTACCTCAACACCCGAAGATTGATGTTAGAGAGCCAAGAGTTGAGGAATTATCGAGTTTACCGCCTAAAGAACCTTTTAAGAAACCAGAAACTAGGGTTTCGCATCCTGCTGGAGAGGATACTTTCAGGGAATCTCTTGGGGAGCGTTTGGACGAACAAATTGAAACCAGTATAGGTCTGCCTGATATAAAGACTTTAGATGATCCTGAGTATCAGAGTTTATTGGAAAATGAGTATGGCGTAGGGCAACGTAGCTTGGGAATGATTGAAACACTAGAACCTGAGTTTAGATCCAAACTTGATAAGTTGGTTGAACTGGCTTGGAGAAAACATGGTTTAAAAGTTATTTTTTCTGAAGGCGTTAGAAGTGACGAGGATCAAAACACGAAATATAAGGAAAAGAAATCTAATGCGGAGGCAGGAGAATCACCGCACCAGTATAGTGTTGGGGTAGACTTTGCATTTAAAGGTGCAAAGGGTACTGGAGAAACCTTTAGAGATAAAGGGGGGTATAAGAAGAGTTCGGGTGATTTTGCATTAGTTGGTGAACTAGCTAAACAACTTGGATTGGTTTGGGGTGGAGATTTTACGACACCCGATAGAACTCATTTGGAGGTGGCTAATTTCTTAGGTTCTTACATCTCTCAAATGCCAGATAGTTTTTTAGATAAAAAAATTAAAGAGTACAAGAAGGGTGGAATAAGCAAAAGATTAACACAATCGGAGTGGAATACTATTGTGCTTGAAATGAAGCGTAGAAATCCTAAGTGGAAATCACCAAAGGAAGGTGAGGGTGAGGTAAATACTCCTAAATCAACCGTATCTGATGAAGATATGTTAAAACCAACAACTAAATTATGATTACACAAGAAGAACTATTAAGACAATATAGATCAGATTTAATTCCTCATGCTATGGGCGATCCTATAGAAGAGGTTGCAGGTCTTGGTGATCCAGAAAGCGGTAATACATTACTTAAGCGTAACGAGAAAGCAATCGGTGAGCAAGCTCACAAGTCTTTTTACGGTGAGGATCACCCCACGATGAACTCTTCTGAAAACAGGGTTAAGTCTTTCAAACCTCCTACACCCGAAGAAGCTAAAGAACAGGGTATGATTGGTAGTTTGATTGATGGTACTTCTGATGCTGTACTAGGTTTATATGCAGGCGTGGGTTATGGTATTGATGAAATGGCTGTATCAGCTTCTAAAGTATTAAATACGATTTCTTTTGGTTCTACACCAGAATACGAGGCAAGGGCAATATCGAATTACATGAAGGGTATTGAGCAAAAGGGTGTCGCAGGAGAAACAGCTAGGGCTATAGGGCAGTTCCTAATGGGGTGGATGCCTTGGACTAGGGCGATTGGTTTGCTTGCCAAGGCAGGTAATTTTGAGAAAGCGGTACGTGGTAACAAGATTACTGCTAACTTTATCGCTTCCTCTATGGCAGGCGGTACAGCGTTTTCACCTAATCACCAAAACATAGGTAACGATCTACAGCATATGGATAATCATTTAGCAGGTGCGGTATCTGAATTTCTCGCTACCAACCCTAATGATCCAGAAGCATTGAACCGTTTACGTAATGCGGTACAGGAAGGTGGTCTATCTCTTATTGGAGATAAGTTAATCCTGCCTGCTGCTAAACTACTAGGTCGTGGTATTGGACAGTATATGTCACCTATGCACGAAAAGCTGATTGCTACGCTGGACTTGGAGCGTCATAGAAACGCAAACAAGATCAAAGCCCATTATAAAATTTTAGGTCGTGGTAAAAAATCATTGGAAGTTGATAAAGAAGGTGGTTTTAAGGTAAGCGACAGTCCTCACACTCACGAACAACTGTTACGTGATAAGAAACTCAGTTTAAATATTCCTAAAGGTAAAACAGCTATTGACGTAATTAAAGACATGGATAAAAGCGGTGCATTGGATGAAAAGTTTCGCTCCGTATCTTCTCTTGAGGAGAAGAGTATCCTAGCCCAGAACATCGCTGAGGATCTTCATAAACAAGCACAGAAGGGTCTTGGTACGGTAGAGGTTGGTGCTGTTAAGTGGGATAAGACTCCTGCTGGTGGTTTTAAGACAAGTATCAGTACTACGGTAACGAAGAAGGGTAAGAAGAAGGGT